CGTTGAGCATGGCATTGCGCGACGGCGACATAGGCGCTGGCGCTGTCGGCACAGCGGCTTGCATGGCTTTGCGCACGTCCCCGGCGTTTCGTGTGGCCTGCGCCGCATTGCGAGCAGCGCCGACCACGGAGCGCATGAGCCCGGGCATTGGCATGGCATTGACGAAGTTCGCAACGGCGCTGCCGGTATTCGAGAAATTGACCGCCGACCCGGCCGGCGGCGACTCCATGTAAGCGCCGACTCGCCCGACCGTGCGCAGGGTGCTGATTTCCTCCGGAGAAAAAAACGCCTGCAGCCTGGCTGTGCCAATCTGCCGCATGCGCTGGTTGAACCGCTCCTGCGAAAACGGCTTGTCGCCTGAGACATTTTCGCCAAACCCTGCGCGCCGCAGTTCTGCGCCGATCTGCTGGCGAGCTTGATTGTATGATTCTGGCGCCTCTTTCTTGAGCAAGTCGGCCATAGCACGCAGTTCTTTGACATCGCCGTTGAGAACAAACTTTCTCACAAAGTCGTCTGGCGGCACTGTTCCATCTGCTGCCGCCTTGAGCGCGGGAATCGCGCGATGCAGGCCAAAGCGTTCGGCTGCCATCTGTCTGGCTGCGTCAAACGACGCCAAGGCGGCAGCACCCTCAGACGACGCGGGCTGTGCGCCTTGCAAGGCATTGCGCACCTGATTGATGGCCATGCGTTCGGCTGGTTGCGCGCCGCGAGCAGCCGCAGACAACACGCTATCAATTTGCACGGCGGTGTTGACGTTGAGCGGCACCGTGCCGGTAGAAACGTCGTTCAGCAGGTTGCGAATCTGCGCTGGCAGGTAGTGACCAAGCTGCCCCGCGTCAAGCGCATCGTTTGCCGCTTTGACAAATCCGACATGATCCAAATCGACGTAGCGCCCAGCCTCGTTGCGCGCGGCATTGTATGCCTGATCAACGGCGCCTTTTGCCCGTGCGTCAAACGCGCCGAGATCCTTGGCCAAGCGAGCGCCCGCGCCGTACGCTTCATCGGCTTCATTGGCGAACCCGCCAAGTGCCCGATTCAGGCCCTCAGTCTGCCCGCTCAGGCGAGCGGCAATTGGCTCTCCGGCTCCGGAAATGCCTCGCAGATTCCGCTCGCGCGCAAACTGCATCGGATCGCGCGTGATCTGCCCGAGTAACGGCTGCTGTCCAAGCGATTCGAAGTCAGCCTTGCGCAGCGCCGCCGCTGTGTCGATTGTCGTATTGTTCGCCAGCGCATGCTCTGCCTGCGCGCGCAATTGGTACAGCACGGATTGCGGGATCTCGTCAATCGTCTGGCCCGACTCTGCTGCAGCCTGCGCAATGGATGCGTCAGCGGCATGCGAACCGGGCGGCACCTGGATAGCAGGACCCCATCCACCTGGAGGCGTTCCAGTCGGCGGCGGTGGCGTTCCGCGACCGTTCCACATCTGTGACACCTTCTGCCCCACGGCACCCGCTACAGGCGCCAGCACAGCGCCAGCAAGCCCCCCGACTGACCCTTCCTGCAACTTCTTCGACCAGAAGTCTTGCGCGTCTTTTTCCGGCGTGAGCGCAGCGCCGACAGCGCCAGCAGCAGCCCCAGCAAAGCCTTGCCCGACACGCGTAGCCGCCATCGGCACGCGCGACGCAGCGATCACATTGGACGGCGCCGCGACATTGCCGACAAGTCGAGCAGCATCAAATCCGCTGCGCCCTGCCGACTGACGAGCTGCTTCGTATTGCGCCTCGTTGTCGGCGATGCCCGCATTCACCGAATCGCCGACCAGCGACTTGATGCCCGGCAAGTTTGCGCCCATCTGCACCAGTCCTGCGACAGGATCAGCCATGCCCTGCATCACTCCGCCGACGGCAGACCCCCGCAGGTTTCCAGAGGCGCCGAACGTGTCTGATGCCCACTGCGCTGCCTTTTCCAGCATGTTGCGGTTGTCGGCCGCTGGAGGCGCATCGGACAGCACAAAGCGCCCCGGCACAGACTGCTGTGGCGGCTCATCTGACAGGATGAACTTCGGCATCAGTTTCCTCCCATGGCCCACTTGCCATTGATGGACTGCAGCACGCGACCATCAGGCAGCGTCAGGTATTTGCCGGGATGGTCTGAGGCTTTCGGCATCTTGTCCATCTCGGTTGGCTTTTTAAGTCCGGCATATTCCGCTTGCACTTGCGCAATGGCTCGCTGTCCGGCTTCCGTGCGCAGTCCTGCGATAGCCTGCTTGCGGTTGTCGTTCTTCTGCGAAATCTTCTCGGTAGCGTCTCCGGGCTGCGGGAAATACTGCTGATTGGCGCTGTCAAATTCTGGCTGTCCGATAACGGCGCCAGACTCGCGCCGGAGGATGGCATTGATGAAATTGCGCTGCGCTTGGTCGATTTGCTGCTGCTCAGGCGATTGCGTGAAATTCAGCGCAGTGCCAAGACCCGGACCAACGAACGGCACAGACTCGCCAATCCGCTTGATCATGCCCGGCTGCACGGCGCCGTCTCGCCCAACGTCGTTGAGCACCTTGTCTGCCTCTTCCATCCTCAGGCCAAACATCGCGGCTTTGGACTGCCCCTCGGTCAGCGGCTTTGACACATCTTCAAGGCCTGGAATCTGCACGGCGCGCGTGCCATCCTCGGACCAAGCATACCCAGGCGGCAATGACGGACGCTTGCCCATCTGCGCCGTGCGCTGCTTATCATGGATGTCGAGCGCGCCAGACTGTAGCGCCTGCTGCGCCTGCTGCATCTTGAGGTTTTCAGACTGCCGCTGCCGGCTCGCCGCCCCATCGACGCCAAAATCAACCCGCTGGCCGTTGATCAGCGCCGCCAGCGGCTCGCCCTTGATGCGATACCCCCGCCCCGCCCCGGCAATCTCGATTGGATTGGCGTAGTCCGCCTGGTATGCAGCGCCAGGCGCCTGAGACTGAAACGAGTAGGTCGCCCCGGTGTCGTTGTTGCGCATCGTGTTGTCAGGCAGAGCAGGTCCTGCGGGCGCCTGTTGGCCTGCCGAGACGAGATCCCGAATCGTCATCAGTCGCGCAATGCGATCCTCTGGCATCACCTCTACCATGTGCTTGTCCTTTGAGGATTGATGTATCCCGTTCGCACGGCATTGGTAGCCGCCAGTTCGTTCGTTGCCAGCTTGTCCCGGTTGCCGGCGATCAGCGCACTCAGCGCCGTGCCTGTGCGGTTCTGCCATGCGGATTCGGCATTGGACTGCTCTTGATTGGCAAGCCCCATGCGCCCGAGGTTGTACTGGTTCTGCTGCCCGGTCAGCGCCCCGAGTCGGCTAACCTCGTTTCCGTATTCCTGACTGGCTGCGCCTTGTCCGTAGTTCGCCAGCGCCGCCAGCGTGTTGCCGCTGCGCAGCATGCCCTTCGCCGCTGCCGACCGTTCAAGCGCCTGCTGCCCCTCGTTGAACCGGAAACGATAAGCGTTCGTATTGGATATCTCGTCCGGGTTGCTCATCAGCGATTGCAAGCGCTGCTCGTAGGGGTTCGTCAGCGGCACCGAACTGGCGCCGCCAGACTGCTGCCGCTCGCCCAGAAGCGCCTTGAGTTGCCCGACGTAATCCGTATTCCCGCCGATGGTTGCCGGATTCGACACCTGCTGCGCCATGCCCTGCGCCTGCATATTACCGGCAAGAATGCCCGCTGGCATGGTCTGCGTGATGCCGTTGATCATTCGCCGGTATTGGCCGTCTGGCTGCAATTCCCACCCAACGTCGCCTGCCCGAGAAAGCCATGGATTGTCTCGCATTTGCCTGTCTTGCATCAGTTGCCGTTGCCAGTCGGACTCGCGCTGCAATTGCGCCGAGTAGTCTGCCGTGCTCATTTTGTGTCCCTCATCATCAGCCCTTTGCAACATCAAGCTCAAGCGCCGCGACCTGCACAGCAGATTCTCCGACGTGCATCAATTCAAAGCTTCGCCGGCGAAACGAACCGCACCGCCGCAAGCGCGCATTCTCAGCGCCGAGATCGACAGGCCTGCATTTTGAGTTGGTCGCGTAGTCGTCATCGGACCACCGCACCATAGCCTCACCGCCTTGCTTGAGTCCGACGACGCGCAGCGATGCTAGCGATTTCGGATGCTCGTTGCCGTTGTCAAACTTGCCGGTACGCGCCCGGAAGAAGATCGGTGCGCCGTTGTCAAGCGTCTCGTCTGCCGAGATTTCGCACAGTTCGCCGGTTGTCTCGTGCAACACCAGATCACGGCCGGACGCGGCCACGTAGCGCGAATATTTGAAATAGCTCTCGTCATACCCTACCGCCACAATCGTCCCTGTGGCAGGGCTTGTGGTGGCCGATGGCACGTCAAACGCGAGCGTATTGGCATCCACGTACCGCACTTGCTGCAAGCCGTTGTAGGCGCTCTGATCGGCCCCGGATATCACGACCGGATCGCCGTCTGACCGGCCGTGCGCCGTCCATGTGATCGATGCGACACCGCCAGTCTGCGCAATCGTGCAGGATGCTGGCGCGCGCGCCGTCAGGCTTGTCCATCTCGCCCAGGTGCCGCTGGTGGCGTCAAACGCCAGTGTCACGCCGGTATCACGCAGCCCCAGGACGTAGAAGCTATGCCCGGCGATCTTG